TTGTTTACGGCAAATGAAACAACCCCGGCAGGGCAACCTGACCGGGGTATTTTTTTGTCCATCTGAAGTGCATCTCTACCGCAATTGCGTCTGAAGTCACCGCAGTTGCGGTCAGCGTTTAAACGCTCCCTTAAAAGGCATCGACTTGTTCGTTGTAGGTGCCGGTGACCTTGTCGTAGTTGAGCAAAACCTCTCCCTGCGTACCCACCCAGCGGTATCTAGATTTCCAGACCGCTATCTCGACCCCGGTCTGCGCCCTGTGGACCGTCAGACCGCAATCGGCTTTTGCCCACCATGCCATCGATCCTGATATAGCCATGCCATCAGGACGGGGCAGATCGTTGCCAGATCGCTGGACTTTGGAGGGGTGAGCCACGAACCAGACATGAACCCCGAACGCCTTGGCGAAGGCTTGGACACGGGTCAGCATATCGCTGATTGCCCCGGTCTCTGAATCCCCCCGGTTCTTCATGTCGATGTAGTTATAGGGATCAATGACCATGCCCCTGATCCCCAGCCTTGCCACCGCCGCCTGTGCCCTGCTGAGAATGGAATCAATCGTGGCGGGTTCGACCGTCTCGGAGTCCATGAACAGGAAGTGATCGGTGACCCATTTAAACGATGACTCCCTCTCCTCGTCGTTCATCCGGTGGGTGCCCTCGAAGAATCTTTTCTCGGCATAAATCTCCATGAACCTCGTGATATGCACCTCGGGTTGATTCTCAAAAGAACAGACCGCAAACTTCCATTGGTGCTGTTTTGCAAGGTTGACCATCAACTGATCTACGAAGTTACTCTTGCCGTTGGAGGGGTATCCTGTGACTACGGTCAACTGCCCCGGAGCCACGGTGTAAATCTGGTCAAGGGATGTGTAGCCGGTTGAGACTCCCTTGCCTGTACCTTTGCGCCACAAGTCCTGCACCCTGTCCACGAACTTGGTGGCAGAGCTTAAACCCTCGACGGGGTAAGGCTCGGCGGCATCAATGATGGAGCGGACCTTCTCCACGCCATCAGCTATCAGCACCTCGTTTAAATCCTTTTTGTCGAACTTGGTAAGACGGCACTTGTGTTTGCCGATTCGCCTTGCCAACTCTTCTGCCAGAGCTTGACCGGGTCCATCGTTGTCTGTGGCGATGACGATGTAGGGAGCTTTGGAGAGGGTCTCATGGGCATTCCAGACGAAGGAAAACTTCTTGTCCTCACTAGCAGTCACTTTGCCATTGACCACCTTCATGGGCGCACCAGAGGGAACCGAGACCACATTCTCAATCCCGCACTCGATGCCTGTGAGGGCATCGATCTCACCCTCAACAATGATGATGGGCTTGGCGGGGTCTACCTGATCAATGCCGAAGAAGTCATGGGCACCACCTGCGTCCTGCGTGAAGTCCTTGTCCTCGATGCAGCGGTACTTGGCGGCGGTCAGTGCCCCGCTGCGGTAGTAGGGAAAGCCAATAGCCGGGGCGCTCTTGCCAAGCCGTTGAAACCATTTATCTGCTGAGAAGAGCTTCATCTTGTCAGCGGTCTCCTTGCTGATGCCCCGCTTGATTAAGAACTCGTAGTGAGGCTGTTGCAGTGATGACTGCGTGATGGTGGGTTGAGGGACTGCCGACAATTTTCTCTCCATGCGTTTAAACGGAACGCTGCCACTGACTCCGCAATGATGGCAGTGGTACACCCACGCATCATCCCTGCGGGTGACGACCAGTTCTTTGAGATTGGATTTCCTGCGTTGCGGTGAGCAACTGGGACAAGCTACACGCTGCGTATCGTCAACGTGCAAAGCAGATACGAATGATTGAACCTCGTTCAACACTGGTTAGCCTCCGGTGTATTTACTTCTTGTTGTCGCTCTTGTTCTTCGACCGCGAGCGCAACCTCAGATTGCCTGTGGTGGTCTTACCGCCCCTCCTGATGGGCTTGATGTGATTGATATCCTTCCCTGTTCTGTCAATGCCGCTCTTATCGTACAAACGCCGAGCCTTCTGTCTTTCCAAGAAGCCCTCGACATCCCCTCTCTTCTTTTGAAGCTGGTACTCGCGCTTGTAATTTCTCTGCATGATGACCCACTATAACAACTCCATGTAGTCTTGTAACCCCTCATTACCCTGTCTCTTTTTTTTGCTTTCTGGTGAATGTTTGAGCAAAGCACAGCCTTACCGTGGTCATTACCAAAGTTCGCTTTGCGCTTCGTGCTTACCGGAGCCATGCCGTCGCACCGCACTACCTCAGACTTTTTTCAACCACCCGGCTCTAAGGATTCGCCCACCGCCCCCGCTCTGGCTCGCTCGTGTAACGGGGTCTTTAAGATGCCACCACCGACGCACCGCATGGCACCCGAGTTGCTGTGTGGAAAACAAAAAGCCGTTAAGTCTGACCCCGGTGGAAACGCAGTTCTTTTTTGGGGAACTGGGCACCCCATTCGGGGTCGGAGTCAGGCTTAACGGCTTCTTGCATCGGTTTCCACGCCTAGCAACGGAGCCAATCCTACAGCAAGAAAAAAAACCTTGTCAAGTGCAAAAAAAGGGGGTGGAGCAAACCACCCCCGCAATGGGCAACTGCACCAGAGACATCTCTGGGCAAGATCATTCTCGCCCCCGCCCAACGGGCGTCAAGAGAACAAACACAGAACGCTTGACAAAACAATCTGGGTTGATCAAAATCCAAGCACTCGTTCTTGATTAGCCTCCGGAAGAGACCGCACCTATCGCTTTCGGTGCGGGGCAGATGGACCCTTACCCGGGTCCATTTGTTTTTCTACGACTTCCGAATGAACCGCCGCGTGATCTGCGGGTCAGCGTTTAAACACCGACTCAAGCTCTTCGACCCGGATCTCACACCTCGGGTTCTCTTTATCCAATCCCCAGTAGATGTGCTTCTCCTTGACCTGCCTGTCGTTCTCGTAGGCAACCCCCTGAAGTAAATCAAGGATCAGGCTCTCGTCCAGATCAGGACGGCGGCTGGCATACCAGATACGGATATGCACCACCACATCCCCCTCCAGCAACTTGGATGCAGGCTTTGCTTGCAGTTTAAACGCAGAGACATAGGACAAAGCCTTCGATGATTTGATCAGTCTGGGTGCGCCTCCGATCAAGACCATCTTCCTGCTGTTTGCCTTGGAGGCTGGCTCCCCCAAGATTTTGAACACAAGTGCTTGCGGTGCGTTCGTGTTAGTGCTAACATGGCTCATCATCGTTCTTTCACTCTATGGAGGCTACCATTGAAGATCACAAACAAGCATAGCGTTCCCGAAACGCTTGTCGCTCTTGCAACCCGAGATTACTACAGCAAGGGCAGGGCTGACTACAGCGTCACAGAAATCATTTCCCCTCCTCGCATCCAGCGTCTGCGCCGCCAGCACGCGGAGCAGATGGAGCAGGATGTTGCCGATATGCTCTGGCAGCTTCTGGGGTCTGCGCTTCATGTCGTGGCAGAGAGGGGGGTCGCCCCGGGTTATGTTACTGAGGAGCGCATCACCACCGAGATTGACGGGGTCAAGCTCTCCGGAGCCATCGACATCCAGAAGATCGATCCGGACGGGGTCACCATCACCGACTACAAGTTCACCTCTGCATGGGCGCTGCGGCAGGACAAGCCCGAATGGGAAGCCCAGCAGAACATCTACGCATGGCTGGTGGAGCGGGAGAAGAAGCAAAAGGTCAAGGGGGTGAAGATATGCGCCCTCATACGCGATTGGAGCCGCCGTGAGGCGTCTGTCAAGCCTGACTACCCCCAAGCCCCCATCCAAGTCATTGACCTGCCCCTGTGGGCTATGGACAAGACCGAGCAGTATGTCAGGCAAAGGATCGAGTCTCATCGCGTGAGCAAGGTCCAAGCGGATTGGGGCGATGAACTACCGCCCTGCACAGACGATGAGCGGTGGGTGCGCGAGACGATTTATGCCGTCAAGCGCGAGGGCAGGAAGACCGCCATTCGAGTTTTCGACAACGAACAGCAAGCCAAGGAGTTGGCAGAGAAAGAGAAGGGCTATGTTGAAGTACGCCCGGGAGAAGCCATCCGCTGCACTGGCAACTTCTGCGGTGTGGCTCAGTGGTGCAGTCAATTTAAAGGAGAACAGGCATGAATGTCTATCAGAAACTCAATGAAGCGCGTGATCTATTTCACCAAGCGCCACTAAAGAAGAGCGGACACAACAAGTTCGCTGGGTACTCGTACTTTGAATTGGGAGACTTCGTTGTCCCTGCGCTTGAGATTTTCAAGCAGGTAGGGTTGACCTCGGTCATTTCGTTCAGACACGATGAGGCGACGATGACTATCGTCAACAACGACAAGCCCGATGAGGTCGTCATTATCTCTACCCCGATGAGCGAGGCATCACTCAAGGGTTGCCATCCGGTGCAGAACCTCGGTGCTGTGCAGACCTACCTGCGCCGCTACCTGTGGGTCGCTGCGATGGAGATCGTGGAGCATGACGCACTCGACTCAACCACCGGAGACAAGACCAAGGAAGTGCCACAGCCCAAGAAGATCATCGCTGGCAGGTATGAAGAACAAAACCCGAAGGATGAACTTTTCGCGCAGTCCATGATCACTTGGGGAAGCTCTTGTACCTCTCTGACTGAACTGACTGATCTGTGGAAGACCAACCAACAGCAAATCGATGAACTGAAGAAGAACAGCAAAGAACTGTTCAAGCGTGTCCAAGAGCATTTCGCTCAACTCAAGTCAAATTTCCAAGAGGAATAAATGGAATACACAAATAGCGGAACTCTGTTCCACAACTCGGTCAAGAAGAACCCCAAGGCTCCGGACTATTCCGGTGAAGCCACACTGGACCTAGCCAAGCTGGGCATTGGACAAGGCATTCACAAGATTCGCGTAGCGGGTTGGAAAAAGACCTCGTCCAAAGGAACCACCTTCCTTTCGTTCCAGTTCAGCGCCAAGCAGGACCAACAACCTGCTCGCAAGCAAGAATCCTTTGGTGAAGACGATCCCTTTTAATGGAGATGAACATGAAGAAAATTAACAAAATTGGGCTTCTGCGTAACAACCCTTCCATGACCTTTGAGGAATGGAACAAGAAGACCGGGGGGTCCAAGAACCTTTACCGTGTCTACAAGGCAACCTTGAAGAGGGCTAAACCTGCGGTCAAGAAGGTCAGGCAAGTCAAGAAAGAAACGATGGTCATTCCATCTTTACCAGATCCAAAGCTGCGTGATGAGATTGCCGATCTGAGGCACCAGATTGTGGGGTTCAGGGCGGTCATCTCCTACCTTGAGAACCAACTGGGATTGAGGAACTCGCAGTGAGTGCCCTGCAATTTGAAGCAGTCAAGGTCGCTCTCAAGCAGGATGCGACCGGCTACATCATGACCGTCAAGATTCATCCGGATGAGATTCCGGAGGAACTCTTGCGGGACTTTGTAGGCTCAAGGTACGGCGTAGCTATGGTGCGTATAAATGACGACGAGTCGCCCATGCTGGTCAAGAACCGAGTGCAGAAGGCAGGGATGCTGTGTCGGCACAACTGGTTCCACAAGTTTTTGCAAGAGAACTACAACCTCGGCAGAGCCAATGAGGCTATTGCCACCCGATTTATCCATGACATCTGCGGTATCAAGTCACGCACGGAGTTAAACGGCAATGCCGAGGCTCAGGCTGTGTTCGACAAGATATGTCAGCAATACGAAGAATGGAGCGCACGGAATGACCCGTTTTAAAACTGTCGTTCCTCTGATGATTTATGTCTACCCGACCGAGGCAGAAAAGCTCAAGAAATTTGCCAAGAGAGCCAAGAAGACCGTCTCTCAGGTCGCCCGGGAAGGCATAGCCATGCGGATGAACAAGAAAGATCCCTACAACACGGGATTCGATGAAGGATTGAGGACCGCCATGAATGTGGCAGTCAAGACGGAGGGGGCGCAGATGCGCTTTCCTTCCGGTAAATCTTTTGGGCAACTGGTGTGGGATGAGATCGAGAAGTTTAAACGCGAGATGCCAGATGATCCATCTGAGGTAGAAGCTCAACCGGAGGCTGAAGATGACCGCCAACAATGAGCAGGTAGGTGGCACTCATTACAAGAGCAAAACCATTCAGCCTTGGGACTACATTGCAGCCAACAACATTGGTTACTTTGAAGGCAACATCATCAAGTATGTATCAAGGTGGCAGGAGAAGGGGGGTGTCAACGACCTGCAAAAGGCGTTGCACTACCTTCAAAAGCTCATTGAATTAAACGGGGATGACAAGAGATGACATTACCCTTGCATACATCTTTGTTGCCGTGGAGATCACAGCTAAATGACCATTAAGGACATTCTGGAGGCATATGGAAAGCATCTGGAGCAGACCATCACCCATGCTCGGGGGATGATTGCCATCCGCAATCTTTCCTCCCTGTATGGATGCACCGTCCGCAATGTGTCCAAACAGATCGAAAGGCACATCCAGACCCGCAAGGCATCCCCGGGAACCATCAACCGAGAGCTGACCGTGCTCCAAGCAGCCCTGAGATGGGCGTTTAAACGGGGTGATATTGACTTCCTGCCCGCCATCCCCCGGCTACCCTCCCCCCCTCCCCGGTCCCGGTTCCTGACCGAGGCGCAGGTCTCAATCCTGCTGGAGGCGGCAAAGCCCCACCCCCATGTTCACACCTTCATCCGGATCGCCCTGATGACCGGACAAAGGAAGGAAGCCATCCTGTCCCTGACTTGGGATCAGGTGGACTTTGAGTCTGGGCTGGTGGACTTCAACGACC